AACTCCGATATTACCCCCCACCAACTCGCACAAAGCCGCATGATACACCGTTTCCGAGTCATACACCGTCACGGGCGTCTGCCATTCCGTACGGTCCTCATTGGAGTAGTACAGATGTAGATCCCCGCCGATAATATAAAGGTTCAGCAGCCGCCCGGATGCGGCCACGATCAGGGCCTGGTTTTCCTCCATATAAGATTCGGCGTTGAAATTGTTGCCGCGATAGGGCAGGGCAGCAGCCTGGGGGGAGCTGGTGAGCCGGACAATGGGCCGGTGGCTATCCCCGTCCTGAGCCGTCTGCAGAGTAGGATCCAGCGTTATGGACATCAGGTCACCTCGGAGATAATTTCGAGTTTAAGTACAACGTTTTTTTTTCGGTTCGCCGCCGGATATGTGGATTTAAAAAAATCGCCGGTGAAACTTTTTATTTCCACATTATACGTATCCCCGGTTTCAGGATCCCACACTACCTGTTCGTCAGCCAGCAACAGGGCGTAAATCGCATTAAACATGGTGGTGAGCATCCACCCCCACTTGACTTCGATGGGTTGCCCGGCGATATATACGCCATAGGAAATAAAATCCGATCCACCGTAGGTTTCAACGCTGCTGCACCGGCGCACATACAGCGGCTGGGTGCAAAAATCCGGGCCCGTAGCAAACGTGTATGTTCCCAGGGTCATGGCCATTATCGTAAATGCTCCCGGACCACGCGGTCCGCTGTTTTCTCCATTTCATTCATCAAAATGGACGCAAACCGCTCGTCCGCGCCCCCCTGGATGGTGATGGGCATGCTCACGGAAACCGTGTTGTTGACGGGTTTGACGCCCGGCGGAAGGACGGTTTCATCCCGGGTGATGATAGCCGGAAGTTCATTGTCTGCAAGCGGATACCGCCCGCGGTGAAACCGCTGCGCATCATAAAAAACGGATGCGGGAACGGACCGCGTGGGCCCGGATTGCCGGCCAGGGCCTTTGCCCGTGTGCCAGAGCGTGGCCTCCCAGTCCGATGCAACATAGCTGCTGGTGCTGCTTCCGCCGCCGAACAATCCGGATATCCAGGACGCAGCGGAACCCAGCAGCCCGGAAGAACCGGATGATCCGCCGCCGAACAATGTCTGCTTGGCCATCTGTCCCATGACATCCGCGTAGCTGTCCAGCAATGAATTGCAAAACGCCCGGAAATAGTCGCCGGCGGAATCCAGTTCGTGCCGGAACACGTCCTTAAAAAAGCTGGAAAAATTTTCCTCGATGGCATCCGATGTTCGTTCGGAAAGCTCCGTCAGATATTTATTGTTTTTTTGGGATGCCTCCAGCCGCTCCTTGTCCAGCTCTTTCAATTGCTCCACCAGCCATTGGTGCGCCAGGACCGCACCTCCGGTATACTGCTCGTAGTCGTCCGCCTGCTCCATGAGTTGATTTTGCCGGTAGGTATAATAGCCGTCGGCCTTGAACTTCAGGTCGCTGTACATCTGATCGGTCATATCCAGCTTTTTTTTGGCATTCTCGTAAAACAGGTTATTATCATATTCGAGCATGGCCTCATGCGCATCCAGCAATGCATCGTCACGCCCCTTTGCACCGGCCACATCATATTCCCAGAGCTTGGCCTCCTCTTTCTCGATCTGCTTGCGCTCTTCCTCCGACAACCCGGCCACGGTCGTTTTTCTCGTCACACTCAAATCCGTGTCCGTGTCCGGACGCTCTCCCCGCCGGGCCTGCATGTCCGCGCGGAGTTTGGCAAGCTCATCGCGGGCGATCTGGATCTTCTGGGTGTATTGATCCATTTTTTGGATATTATCTTCGGCCATTTCAGCACCGGCGGCTTTGTTGAGCAATACTTCCGCGCGCATGGCTTTGAGGTCGTCAATCTGCTTTTGGTTCAGATCCACGTTCACATTGGCATTGACCAGGGTTTCCAGGTTTTGTATGGCGCTGTTGATGCTGTTCAGTCGGACGTTATAATATTTTTCCGCCATAATCCCGAATGTGGCCCGGAACCCGTACACAAAATCAGATAATCCCTGAAACCCTGCCATCATCAGATCCACGGACGCCAGCACCCCGTCGGCCATGTCCGCGGCCCAGATATCCAGCTGGCCGTTTTTCTTGAGCCGGTCGATTTCCGTGAGCAGGTCCCCCAGGCGCTCTTTCATGACCTGGAACGGCCCGGACTCCATGACCTGACTTCTGAACTGAAACCACTTGTCTCCGAGCATGGATACCAGTCCGCCCCATGATTTGGCCATTTCATCGGTTGCGTCTTTGAATTTACTCTCCGGATCCTTCCATGCGGCCATTAGTCTTTTTCTTGTTTCTTCTGCCGAATAACTGACTCCGGCCTGAAATCCGAGCATGGCAAGAATTCCGCGTTCACGGAAAAGATCTGCGGAGGCGGCTCCAGCGCTGTACATTCGAATGATCTGCTCGGTTGCCGTCTGAATGTCCAGTCCTGACACAACGGCCAGGTCCGCAATTAATGGTATCCATTTTTTGATTTCATTGACTCCGCCACTCATCACTCCGGCGAGCTGGGTTGCTGACGCCATGATCTGATCATAACTGAACGGAACCCTGGCCGCAAAATCCGCCATTTCATCAAATAAAACATTTCCTTCACGAACGCTTCCGAGAAGCGCGTTAAGCCGAAGTCTGTAATTCTCTGTTTGAACCGCAACATCCAGAAATCCCTCAGCGATATGCCACATCTTCCACAGCCCGAACGCCGCGCCCAGCTTGACGGCCAGGCTGTTTGCAATATTGATCCGTCGGTTCAATAAGGCAGTGGCTTTTGACATGCCTCGAAATCCAGCCTCCCCCTTTCTCCCGGCCTTCTCCGATTCCGTACCGATCTGCCGCAGCACCTTGACGCCGCCCTTGTCGTCGATCTGGATCTCTATTTGTATTGTATTACTATTAGCCGGCATAAAAACCTTCGGTTTTTTTCGATGGAAGATGGATGATGGAAGACGGACGATCTCTCATCCCTCATCCCTCTTCCATCTGTTTTCGATCTTTCGTCCCTCGTTTAGGACCTCAGCAATTCCTCAATCTTCCCCAGATCCATCCACTCCTCAACCGTCAAATCATCCGCACAAAACGGATACCCGGCCAGTTTCAGCCGCCGCAGCCGGAGCAGTTTCCACGTATAGGGATGGAGATCCTCGGCCTTTTTCTTGGGGCAGTTCTCGCAGGCCCACGCCAGTTCCGGCTCGTCCATCTCCTCCCGGCATTTTGCCTGCTCCTTTTCATCGCACAGCCCCTTTTTAATGGCCTCGACATCTTCCGTTATTCGATAGGGTCCAGATCTTCTTCCGACCCTCCGTCATCTTCTATGTCGGCAGGCTGCACCGGCGCCTCAAAAATTTCATACGCCAGGCGCTCGATAAGATCCGATGCATGATCCTTCAGATGTTTAAACCACTGCTGGTAATAATTATCCGACGCCTCATCGCTGGCGATTGGCACCCATTTATTATCAACTTTCCGCTCAAAATCTCCGTCCCTGAAACCCATTAAAATCTCGGCGCCGTATTTAAGCCGGACCTTGACCGTGTTGTTTTTAATTTTATTTCCCTTGCGCTGATACTGCTCGTTGGAATAATTTATTCGTTCGGACGGCGTCGGCATCCGGTAGTACAATCCGATATCCGTTCCGGAAATCTTGTCCTGAAAAATCATTAAATTCCGGTCATCCCCAAGTCGTCTGGCCATAGTGAAAACCTCCGGTTTTTTTCCGATGGATGACAGAAGATGGAAGACGGACGCTCTCTCATCCCTCATCCATCATCCATCGCCCATCGTCCATCTTGTTCTTTACGCCGCATACGTACTCTGCAAATTCTTAGTCTCGGTAATCACACTCCCGTAGGTGTCATCCTCCAGCACTTGCAAATCCCCGACCTCTGCCACCACTTTGCCGTTCACGGAAATGGGTGCGCTGATCACGCCCACCCGGGGGAACACGATGCGGGACTGGTATTTATGCGGGCTGTCATATATGGCGCCCTCGGCCAGGACCTTGATGCCGAAATAATCGTTTTCGTCAATATGGTTCTGGATGATATAGTTCCGGAATTCCCGGTCCAGCTTCAGCACCTGGGTACGCGCCGGACGAAAATACCGGTTGGCATACGCGCCGTCCGCGCCCAGGCCATAGGTGATTTCCCCGTTGTTATTATAGGTCCACTCGATTGAGTTAACCTCCGCATCCAGCTCCCGGCCTCCGTTGAAATCCGAACCGTCCCAGGTTCCGCCCAGCTTGAACGTAACCTCGGACACGCGCAGGGGCGTTTCCGACACCCTGGACGGAAACGTCATCCACCCGGATTCGGTTGGGATGTACAGCAACTTGTAGGATTTGCTGTCTCCGGCTCCCCCCGCACTGGTAATGGTAATCACGGCAGGAGTGGCCGCACTCACCGCCGAGTATTCGATTTCGGTCCATGTTCCGGATACCAGCTCGATGCGGATCCGCTGCATGTTGTCCAGCCGGGCCTGGGCCGACGCCCCCTCCACGCCGTTGGCCGCCAGGGTCAGGGACACGGCATTGTCCAGGGCGCTCAGGGTCTCCTCCTCGATATTGGTGGTGACCTTGCCCGTTGCCTTGGCCTGGCCCACGATCTTGACCCAGTCGTCCCGGGCGAAGGTGCATACAAACGAGTCCATGAACATAGAGGCAAACAGCCGCTTGAGCACGGTCTTGCCGTAGCGCATGCCGGCCGTGAACGACGGGATGCTCCGGTATGCGTCCACGTCCCCGTCAATGGGCGTGGACACATGCTCATATCCGGTGCCGGCCGCGGACGTGGAAATGGCGCCCAGGGCATAGGCAAAAATGAACGCCAGGTGCTGGGGCTGGGCCTTGTTGAAGGTGAACGGCAGGGCCGCCAGGTTGCCCAGGTCGTAAATGGTGTCCGCCTCTTCTTTTCCGGTCAGCTCCTCGGCATTGTCCTCCCGGCGCGGCTCCAGGTTGGCCACGTCCGACATGTCCACCAACATGGACGTGTCCAGGGTCTGCTCGGTGTTGATGGCCGTTTCCCGGGCGTTGGCCGATACCGCCACCAGGTTGTGTGTTGCTCTCCAGGATCTCATTTTCCCTCCTTTTGATCGGTCCGAGAAGACCAGAAGATAAGAGGATGAGAGGGTCGGATGTCTGAGTTAACTCGATTCTCCAACCTTCTGATCTTCCGCTTTTCTACCCTTCTTTTTTTCGTCCGCCATTTTTTCGAATTTATGTTTTTCTTGCGGCGGAATTTCTTCTTTTTTGTAGAGATCGCCGCGAAAAAACTTCCGCCCGGCAAACTCCCCGTCCACCACCTCGAAATTTTCCACCCCTTTTTTGAGTTGATACATATG